TCAGCTTGCGATCAGTCCATGTGTCCGCAGCGCGCCCAGAATTGCGGCAAGGGCCGAACGCGCCTCCACGTCGACTATGGCGCCGCCCGCCGGATTGGCGACGGCCGCCACGGCCGCGCCCACGACCCGCTGCCCACCGACATAGACGCCATCTGCCCGCACGGCGGAATCCTCCCAGCGCGCGCCGTCATGCCGCATGACATGCCCCCGGTCCGCGACCCATAGGGAAAGGCCCGCGCGGGGCGCGGCGAAACGCCATCCCCCTTCGGTCCAGCAGGCCAGGGCCCCATCCTGCCCTTCCCAGGCGCCACCTGCCCCGGCGGCCACGATCCAGCAGTCGCCAACCGTCGGCGACGCGGGCGGCTCATCCCGGTCGGCGCTTTCCACGGCACCATGCAGCAGCATGTCGATCCGCGCCAGCGCCTCGTTGTGAAACAGCTCCTTCTGCGCCTGCCCGGCGAAAAGCTGGGGCAAGGCCCAACGGAGCGTCGAGTCCATCACCATGATTCGATTGTCCTTTTCTTCAGAAAATGGCCATCAGCCGACCAGAACGATCCGCGCCGCACGCCCCAGCGCATAGGTGCCGATCTGACGGATCTCGACCGCCAGCCCGCCCGAATGGCCCATATCCTCCGCCACCGCGGCCGCGTCATAGGTCCAGGGCGAACGGTCGGTGACGATCCTGCGCAGTTCCGTCGACCCTGCCCACAGGCGCAGTTCATAGCTCTCCCGATCCTCGCCCAGGGGCACGTCGGCCCCGCCGGTCCAGCGCCACCCGCTCCTGCTGCGCCTGGTCCAGCCGACGATCCAGCCGCCATCTCCGTCCGCACGCGCCGTGACATGCACCGGGGAAGGCGGCGCCAGGGCTTCCCCCCTTATCGTCAACAGCGCATCGGCCGGCTCGCTGTCGCCGACCCCGATCGCGGAGACATGGAGGCTGCCGCCAATCTCCACCCCGCCATAAGCGGCGAGCTCGACCAGCCGGTCCTCCTCCAGCAGCAGGAAGGCCTCGCCCTCGCCGTGGGAATCCATCGCCCATTCGGTTCCGAACAATCCCCGCCGCAGCCCTTCCAGCCGGAAACTGGCCGCGCCGGTCTGCACCACATGGCTGAACTGGACCAGTTCCCGCCCGACGAGGCACAGATTGCGCCCCAGCCCCAGCGCCGCCTCGTCCGCCCCCGCCAATTCCATGTCCGCCGACAGCAGAGTGACATGGAGGGCATTGATCCGGTCGATCATCGTCACGCTCCCCGCGGCCAGTCCATTGTCCGTTCGCCCCATCACGGCGCGGCCGGCCGTCCGCCCGGCAGGCGAAGCCTCCCCCGTCGCACCGACCACGAAAAGCGCCGCGCCGCGCCACGCCTCGCCACCGCTCGCCGCCGCCACGATCAGGGGAGCGGCCGCCGCCCCTTCCCTGATCGTGGGCAGATCGGCCAGCATCAGCGTGGTCGGGCCATGCGGCGTGTCGGCCTGCCGCACCATCGCGCCGGAGGACGCCCCCGGCGGCATCGCGGCGCCCGCCCCCGGCAAGCGCCTCAAGGCGAGGCGCACGGCCATCGCCTCCCATTCGCGCTCCTCTATCCGCCACCGGCCCGGCACGCCTTCCACCGCGACGACATCGCCCGGCGCATGGCGCAGCGCATCCCATCCGCAGCGCAGCGTCATGGTCGATCGCCCCGCCCAGGCCATCCCCAGCTTCCGCGCCGCCAGCGACCGCGCCTCCTCGCCCGACAGCACCATCGGCAGGTCCACCCCCTGCTCCAGCCGTCCCGGCCCCGGCCGGCCGATACGCTGCACACCCGCCTGATAGTCGCGCGCCGGATCATGATAACGGATCGACAAGGCCGCCGGCACGCTGTCCGCCGCGCCGCCCGCATGCTCGAACCCGTCCAGCGCCCGCCCATTGACCGACCGGCACAGCGCCCCCGCCGCGATCGCCGCCGTCCCTTCTCCCTCCGCGGCCCGCAGGCGCAACCCCGCCTCTTCCGCCACGAAGGCCAGGCCGAACGCCTCCACCAGCGGCGCCAGCGCATCGCCCACATCCGCGCCGCCCGCCGCCATGCCGGCGACCGCGCCCAGCCCATCGCCGGTCAACATCCCCCCGCTCAACGCCGCCGCCAGACCGGCAATCGCGACCGGCCCCTCGTCCGCCTCCACCTCGAAGGTCAGTGAAGGAATGCGGTTGCCATAATCCGCCAGCGCCAGATCCTCGAACACGGCATAGGCGATCCCGCGATGCGCCGGCGTCGCTCCCACGCCCTCCGCTGCCGCGATCAGCGGATCGACCGCCTGATCCTCGCCTCCGCCATGCAGCCTGAACGCCCCCAGCTCGGTCTTGAAGTCCCCCGCCGCCCCGCGCAGCAGGTTGCCGTCCGCCCAGATGCGCCGCACCGACCGCACGGCCCGCGCCGACAGCGCCACGGCAAAGCTCGCCGAATAGCTGTAGCTGGTGACGCTGGGCCGCCCCTTGCCTCCGCCGCTCCTGTGCCTCGTCTCCTTGAGGTCCGTCGCCCAGATCACGGTTCCCGCCACCCGCAGCGTCCCGAACAGCCTCGGCACCTGCGACCCATAGGTCGACGTCTGGACCTGAACCTCGTTCAGCCGCCGCCCCTCCACGCCCTTGGGCCTGAACAGCACCGCATGGTCGAAGGCGTTGCCGATCAGCCCGCCGATGGCGCCCCCCAGCGGCCCGCCAATGGCCGTGCCAAGGGCGGTCAACACGATCGTCGCCATAGATTCTCCTATTCCGCCCGCCAGTAACCCAGCACCGGCCAGGGCGAAGGCCCCGGCATCTCCACGACGCGCCCCACGCCCGCATGGGCATGGACATGCCCGCCCGGCACGACGATCATCAGGTGCAGTTGCAACGGCCCCGGCCGCACCAGCGCCAGATCGCCCTCGCGCGCCGCATCGACCCGCCGCAGCCCCGCCGCGCGCAGCCAGTCCGCCGCCCGGCCCTCATCCCCGGACCGCAGCCCATATCCCTCCGGCGCCGCCCGCCCCAGCACCAGCGCCGCCAGCCCGACGCAATCCAGCCCCCGCTCGGGCAGCCGCCCGTGCAGGCGGAACCGCACGCCCACCAAGGCGCGGGCCGCCGCCACGACCCCGCTCACGCCGCCCCCGGATAGCGCGTCAGCAAATCCGTCCCCGGCAGATAGGGCTCCCCCCGAAAATTCACCGCATTGCCGAACCGGCCGACGCACGTCGCCAACTGCCGGTCGCACCCCTCGGTCAGCAGCGCCAGCGCGCCCGCCTCCACCGCAAAGGGCGGCGGATCGGTTAGGCCGACATCCTCGGCGCCATTGTCGATCACCCCCTGCACTATCCCGCCATTGGCCCCGGTCAGCCAGCGCAGCGTCCCGAAGGCGTAGGCCCCCGGCTCCAGCCCGGCCACGCTCGCCACCGCATCCTCCACCGCGCCGACGGCCACCACGCGCCGCCGCCCGGCCAGGTCGACCCGGCACTGCCTGTCCCCCAGCGCAGCCCGGCAGTCCGGCGAAGTGGACGGCGCGACAGAAGCCTTCAGCGCCGCCATCGCGCCCACCAGCTCCGCTGAAAAAGCCCCCGCCTTGCGCGTCACGGCCCCGATCTCCCCCCGCGCCAGCAGCAGCCACAGATCGCCCGGCGCCTCCCACTCGGTCAGCCGCAACTCCAGCCCGGCCCCGTCCCAGCGCCCCGCCATCAGGTCCGCCTCGCTGATCGCATCCGCCACCAGCGCGCCTTCGACATCGCTGTCCGCGCCCTCCACCCCGATGCCGCTGCGCACGGCGGAAGGCGTCATCCCCGGCGCCGCCCGATAGAGCAGATGGCCGATCTCCAGATCGCGATCATGGCTCGTCAGCCCGATCGTCACCCCGTCCCGCCGCTCGATCCGCCAGCAAAAGGCCAGCGTCGCCAGCGGCTTCTCCAACGCTTCCAGCCCGCTCATTCCCTGATCTCCACCAATGGCACCGACGGCGCCTCGCCCGCCGCGAAGGTCGCCCGGTTGATGTCCAGCCGGTCCTCGGCAAAGCGCACCGGCACGTCAAAGCGGAAACCGGCCGTCAGCACCGCCCCCTCGGCGGGCGCGACATCGAAGGCGATCACGCCCAGCCCGGCATGGCTCCAGCCGCCCATCATCTCCACGCCGTCCACGGCGACCCGGATGGTCCCCGCCACCGGCCGCGTGATCCGCCGCGCCTGCGCCTCCTCGCCCGCGCCGTAGAAGCGCTGCAAGGGAAACTCCGCCCGCACCCCGTCGCCCAGCCCCAGCCGCTGGTCCAGCGGCCCCGGCGCCTCCCCCATGCCGCAACTGCGGTCATCGAAGGGATCGCTGAACCGGAACCCCCGCGCCGCGCCGCGCCGCGCCCGGAAGAAGGCGATCAGCGCCGCCATGTCCGCCTCCGACCGCACGCCCGGCCCGGCATCGAAGGACAGGCGCGCATTCGCCCAGTCGCTGCTGCGCCGCTCATGCCCCGAAACGCTCTCCACGACCTGCGTCGAAAAGGCCGGCGCGACACTCGCTTCCCGTCCGACGCACAAAGGAAAGGACACATCGTCAAAGGCTTGCATATCTTCCTCCCCATTTAATCTGAAGCAGGTGAAGCCGTCCCGCGCCACCTGCGGCAGCGCCCAGATGAAGGTCGCCGCCGTCCCCCGCCGCACCGCCGCATCCGCCGCCGCCGCGATCTCCCGCCATTGCGCGGCATCCTCGCCGCGCAGCACGAAGCCCGAAAGATAATGCTGCGCCTCGACCGGATAGCCGAGCCGCTCCACCGCCAGTTCGACGCCCCGCGCCGTCAGCCGCTCGCGCCCCTGCGTCACCCAGTCATAATCTTCCAGTTGCAGCACATCGAAGGCGGGCGACGCCCATCCCAACGGCATGTTCGCCCGCTTGGCTTCCGGCGCCAGCGGATCGAGCACCGTGGGCAGATAGGCGAGCAGATGCGTCACCGCCCCCGGCGCCACCCCCTTCACCCAGGCGCAGAGCGCCGCCGTCGATGCCGCCAGCACTTCGCCCGCCCGGTTCAGCAACGCCTTCTGCCCGGCGCTCAGCGTCCCCCGCACATCCGGGATCGACACCAGCGCCGTCCCGAACGCCGCCCGCGCCGCATCGTCATACAGGCAGATGCGCCCGTCGGCGGGCATCACCCACCACCAGGGCTCGCCCACCTGAAATCCGATCTCGAGTCCAGCCGCCAACCCGATGGAAACAAAGGCCCCTGCCACCAGCCGCAAATAGCTCATCGCCCCGTCATGCGCAGGGGAAAGCAGGGTGGAGGGCGGCGACCAGCCCGTCAGCGCGGGCGCGCCATCCTCCGCCCGCTGCTTCCAGTCGTTCCAGCAATGCGCGTCGAACAATTCATAGGAAAGCGACCAGATCACCCCCAGCCCCAGCGCCTTCGCCCGCCGCGCGAAATCGGCATGCCAGGCGGCGCAGGGCGCGTTCAGCACCCCGCCGGCCTGGCTGATGTAAAATCCGCCGGCCAGCGGTTCCAGCCGGAAATAATGGCTCATCCCGACATAATGGTTGATGTCCCCGCGATAGCCCAGCGCATGGATCGACGCGACGATCCGCTCCGGCGTCTGGTTGAAGCAGTCGTCATAGCCGGTCGCCATCGACAGCCCATGTTCGGGCAGCACCGCATCGCCCACGCGCAGCACCGACCCGGCCCCGTCGCAGCGCATGTCGGAAAGCTCGCACCACCCCTCGACCCCGCCGGCAAAGGCGGCGCTCCCCGCATCGTAACCGGGCGCGGCGAGGGAGATGAACATCCGGTCCACATCGCCTGCCCAGACCTCTTCCCCTTCGCTCATCAGGAATCCGCTTCTGAGCGCGGCAAAATCCAGTGTGATGACAGCATCTTCCGGCCCGCCGCTCGCATAGTTCCACAAGCGCACATACCAGGCCCGCGCATGCCCCGCCGCGTCCCTCCCCTCGATGGTCAGCGTCGGCCCATGCGTCTGGTCCAGCCGCCGCAGCCCTCCGCTCCGCCAGCGGAAGCGCAGCACGCAATCGCGAAAATCCCGATCCGTCTCATAGGCCAGCAGGGCATGGCTCCACTTGTCCTCCGCCTCCCAGATCAGCCCCGCCAGATCCCCGGACCCGTAAAAGACGGCATCCACCCGAAGCGCGTCCGGCGCGGTGGTGACGACACCCGCCATCATCGGCCGGGGAAAATTGACGGTCCAGTGCGTCGGCGCGAACCGCTTCATGAACCGCGCCTCCTGCCCCCGCCGCGCATCGGCCAGCCAGTAAGCCAGTCTACTCATCCGCTTATCGCCCCCCTGACCGCCCGGGCCACCTGCCGCGCGCTGCGCGCCAGCAATCGGGCGCTATCCGCCCCCTGCCCCTGCACCGCGATGCTCACCCGCACATCCCGCGCGCCACCACCGCCATGGGGAACAACCTGCCCGCTCGCGGTGGGCACAAAGACCTCCGGCCCCCGCTCCCCCACGACATAGGCCCGCCCCGGCGCCACCGGCCCGCCGGTAGCCCGCCCCGGCAAGCCCAAGGCGGACGCCGCCAGCCCGATCAGCCCGCCATCGCCGCCGATGCCGTTCATCCCGGCCCGCAAGGCGCTGGCCGCGATGTCGTCCAGCACCCGCAGCGCAATGGCCTTCAGCTCCTCGAAACCGAACTGCCCGGTCCGCACCGCCCGCAACAACCCCTGCTCGATCCGCCGCCCGGCCCGCTCCGCTCCCGTCGCAAGAGGCCCTTCCAGCTCCCCCCGCATGGCCTCGACATCCCGCGCAAAACCCTGCCTATCCGCCCGCACCCGCACGACCAGATTGTCGATCTCCTCGTCCATCCCTCTCACCTCGCAACCGAAAAGAAAAAGCCCCTCCCTTCAGGGAGGGGTTTGGGGGAGGGGAAAGCCCCACATTCCAACCTCAATCCGGCATCCCAGCCCGCAACCTCTCCAACTCCCCGCGATCCATCCCCACGCGCGCCTCGTCCTCATCCCCATGAGCCGCCCGCAACACGCTCTCCAGTTCCGCGGGCGTCGACCGCCAGAACTCCTCCGGCCGCCATCCCAGCAACCACCCCGCGACCCCTGCCAGCCGCGCCGCCGTTTTGAAAAAGCTCATCGTCCCCCCAAAATCTGCCCGAGTATCCCGCGCAGAACCGGCGTCAGCTTCGCCAGCCCCGCCGCCACGATCGCCTCGCCCAAAGCCTCCCGCGTCAAGCCGGCCGGCGGCTCCGCCAGGCAATGCCAGAACAGCCCGGCCATCTCGCCCAGCGACAGCTTCCCGTCCGCCGCCCGCTCCACCAGCGCGAACAACGGCCCCAATTCCTCCTCGGCCGCCACCAAAGCCGCGAAACTGGGCCGCAGCACAAGGCGCTCCCCACCCAGTTCCAGCGCAGCCTCGCCCCGGGCACCGTTAGCGGGGGCGCCATTGCCCCCGCTCACAGCGACACCACCGGCCCGGAACTTTCCAGGCTCAGCGCATAGTTGCGCTCGCCATTATAATCCCCGGCATAGTCCAGCCGCGTCACCAGAAAGCGCCCGCGCATCTTCTCGCCGCTTTCGAAGCTCAGCTCATAATCCTCGATGGTCCCGGCCAGCGCATGGTTGCGCAGCCGCACCTCCGCCGCCGATCCGGTGAATATGCCCGCCGCCGACACGCTGACGGATCGCACGCCCGCACCCGACAGCAGCTCGCGCCAGCCGCCCGATCCCTTGTGCGTGACGTTCACCGCCTCGCCGTTGACGGACAGTTGCGTGGTCCGCATCCCGGCCACGGTCGCATAGGCCGCAGGCGCCCCGCCATCGCCTATTTTCAACAGAAACGCGCTTCCTTTTTCCACGCCCATGGCGCATTCTCCTCTACGATAAACCGTGCAAGATTCGGGATTTGGAGAGAGGCCCCCTATGTTCGTCACCGCCCCCCTGATGCTGTTGCTGGCCGCCGCTCCGCAGGGCGGCGTCGATGTCGGCACTGGCCGCAAGGACTATTCGCAGTGCCTGTCGAAACAGATTCAGCCCGCCATCGACAAGAAACTGTCGCTCGGCGATTTCCAGTCCGCGCTGAAGAGCGAATGCGGCGCCAAGGAAGCCGCCTTCCGCGCCGCCATCGTCGCCGACGACAAGTCGAGCGGCATGTCGGACAAGGACGCGCAATCGGACGCCGACGACCAGATCAGCGAATATCGGGACAAGATCGTCGGAGAATATGAAGACTATTCGAAGCCGGGCAGCTAAGCCCACCCCTCCCCCGCTTCACCGCCGTCCCCGCGAAAGCGGGGACCCATCCTCCCCCGCGACGCCGACGGGCCGCCTCGGCTAGAGCCAATCGACATTCAGATGATGACGAGCCGAGCCGAAGGCCACCGAAGGTAAAATGATGGTTTTCCGTGACCCGGAGCGCAGCCTACTCAAGGTAGGTGAGCACCGGAAGCACGGAAAAGTGTCATTTGCAGGCCGTCAGGGCTGAATGTCGATTGGCTCTAAGCCCGCACCACCCGCACCCGATAATCCGCCAGGGCCTGCCACCCGTCCCGCGCCGCCGTCCGCGTCACGCGGGACCGCACCAGCCGCGCGCCAACGACCCGCCAGCCCTCCACCGGCCCCAGCGCCCGCATCGCCGCATCCACGCGCTCCAGCAGGCCGCCCAGCCGCGCAGGCGCCTCCCCCACGTCGAACAGGCTGACCGCCACGGTCAGTTCCCGCCCCTCCACATCCTTCGCGCCCCAATCCAGCGCGATGCAGTCCCCCACCACCCCATAGGGCGCGCTGGCCCGTCCCGGCGCGCCGTCGAACAGCCCGTTCACCCCCGCCATCAAGACGGCATCCCCACGCAGGGCCGCAACCACGGCTCCACGCACCGCCACCTCCGCGCTCATCGCCGCCCCCCTCCCGAATGCCGCACCGCTTCCCGCAGCGCCAGATCGCCCATCCACCGCGCCTTCAGCCCGCGCCCGGACAGCCGCACAGCCTCACCCTCGACCTGCGCCTCCACGCCGGCCGCCGCCAGAGCCGCGGCAATCCCCCGCCGCCGCGCCTCCATCCGCGCCTCGACCAGCGCGCCCAGCCATCCCCTCATGCCCACCGCCCCCTCATGCTCATGCCAGCCGCATCCGCCGCCATGGCCGCCACAGCGCGCTCACCACGGCGGGCGGCGTCGCCACGTCCCCGCCCCGCGCCGCGAAATGCTCCGCCGCCAGCCGCACGATCCCCTGCCGGATCGCGTCGGGCAGCGCATCCTCATCGACCGCCAGCCCCGCGCGATAGCGCACCACGACCTCCCCCGGCCCATCGACCGGCCGCGCCCGCACCCAGCCATCGCCGGAAGCATCGATGTCGATCGCATGGGCCTCCGGCGCCAGCGCCACGCCGGCCGCCTCCACCCCCTCGATCGCCACCACCGGCCGCGCCGTCAGCCTCTGCCAGCTCCCGTCCGCGACGACCGTCTCCGACGCCTCCCGCACCACCAGCCACTGCCCGATAAACTGCTCGCATAGCCCCGAAGCGCTTCCCAAAAGCCGCTCCAGCACGCCATCCTCATCATCCGACCCGATCCGCAACCAGGCCTTGAGATCCGCCAACATGGCCCCTCCCACCAAAAAAGGGGACGCCCCGCAGGACGCCCCCAGTCTTTCCTTCTCCCCTTGTGGGAGAAGGATACGCAGCCTTAGCGGCAAGGCCGCTTAGGCGAAGTTGGATGAGGGGTGATCAGGAAGCCGCGAACTTCATCAGCTTGATCGCCTCCGAATTGGCCACGGCCCCGCCGATCCGCTTCACCGCATAGAAATGCACGAACGGCTTGTTGCTGAACGGATCGCGCAGGATGCTGGTCTCGCTGCGTTCGGAAATCACATAGCCCGCCTGGAAATTGCCGAACGCGATCGACAGCGAACCCGCCGCAATGTCCGGCATGTCCTCGGCCTCGACCACCGGATAGCCCAGCAGCGTCGCCGGCTGCCCCGCGCTCAGCGAAGGCTGCCAGATGAACGCCCCGTCGCTGGTCTTCATCTTGCGGATGACCGACAGCGTGGCCGAATTCATCACGAAGCAGGCCCCCTGGCGATAGGGCGCGCGCAACGCCTGCACCAGGTCGATCAGCCTGTCCTGCCCCGAAGCGGCAAAGGCCCCCGAAGCCCCCGACGCCACATATTGCAGCGACCCGAAGGCGCGCACGCTGTCCGCCTCATTGGTCGTCGTATAGGTCAGGAAGCCCTTGGGCTTGTTCGTCCCATTGCCGTTGACGAAGGCCGCGCCCTCCGCCGCCGCGAACTCGCGGGCGATCTCCCCGGCCAGCCAGCCCTCGACATCGAACTGCGCATCGTCCAGCATCGCCTGGCTCGCCGCCGGATTGGCGTAGAGCTCGCCCGAAGGCGGCACGATCTCGTTGAAGCTCGGCGTCGCCGTCTCCGCCCGCGCGCCCGTTTCGCTGGCCCAGCCGGACACGATGCCGCCCGACGTCACCAGCTTGCGATAGCCCGCCGTCCCCGTCCGCACGACATTGGCGATCGACCGGATGGGCGAAATCGCCTTCAGCGTCGCGCCGATGATCTGGTCGATCTCCCGCGGCACCGCATAGCCGCCCGCCGCGCCCGAAGCGCCGGAAAAGCTCTTGAGCTCGACCCCGGCCTCGAGCCCCTGCCGCACATAGCGCTCGACGAAGGCGGCCCGATGCGGATCGACCGCCCCGCCCTTCACGCCATCCAGCGCGGGCCTCTGCTGAACCAGCAGCGCCCCCCTCAACGCCGCGACCTCACTTTCCAGCCCGGCAATACGCTCACCCTGCGCCACCGCGTCAAAGCTCGCTTCCAATTGATCCGTCATCCACCACTCCCACGAAAAAGGGCGGCCCACCGGACCGCCCGAACAGCTCCTTCTCCCCTTGTGGGAGAAGGATACGAAGCCTTGGCGGCAAAGCCGCCCAGGCGAAGTTGGATGAGGGGTAAGGCCCCCTATTCCACCGCAATCACCCGAGCCAGATCCTGCATCGGATGCGTGACGACGCTCACCTCCACCACCTCCAGCTCCAGCAATTCCCGGGGCGAGACCCCTCTCGCCTCCCGCACCCGATAGCCAAAGGACAACCCGTCCACCGCCTTCTCCCGAAGCGCGCGACCCGCCTCCCGCCCCGCCGCCGTCCGCCCGGAAACCCGCCCGATCACGCGCAGGCCCCGCGCATCCTCCTCGACCTTCTCGACCGTCCCGATCACCTCGCCGGGCCGATGCTGCCACAGCAGCGGCACCCCCGCCGCCACCCCGGCAAAGGCCCCTGCCCGCACCACGTCGCCGCCCCGGTCCACCCGGTCGAACACCGCCGCATAGCCGGCGAACCGCACGTCACTCATGCGCCAGCCCCAGCAGACCCAGCTTCACCGCCATCCCCAGCAGCATCAGCGCGGTGACGATCCGCACGACCCAGGCGACGACCGCGCCCCGCGCAGCCTTCTTCGCATCGCGCCAGCCGCCCAGCAGCTCGCGCAGCTCCCGCACATCCGCCTCCGCCCCGCGATCCGCCAGCCCCAGCCGTTCCAGCGCCCGCCCCGCGCCCAGTTCGCTCGCCTCCTCGACCAGCGCGCGGATCATCAGCATGTCCGCCCCCGCCGGCTGCGCCTCGGCCTGCGCCACCAGCCGCGCCAGCATCTCCCCATCATATTTCATCACCTGCCTCCGCGCCCGTCGCCTCATCCCATGCCCAGCATCGCCTTCTTCTCCTCCGCCGACAGGAAGTCCGCGGCCGCCACCCGGTCCCACAGCGCGCTCCTCTCCTCGAACAGCGCGGGCACCGCATCCAGGTCGGCGCCCAGGCACAGCGCCGGCCACCAGCCCTGCAGACCCTGCGCCAACCCGCCCCAGATCTTCGCCAGCAGCGGCAGGATCGTCTGCCGCCACAACGCCCGATTGGCCTCGCGATAATTGGCGTAGCTATTGTCCCCCGGCAGCCCCATCAGCATCGGCGGCACGCCGAAGGCGAGCGCGATCTCCCGCGCCGCCGCCGCCTTCAGCCCCACGAAATCCATCTCGGCGGGCGTCAGGCTCATCGCCTTCCAGTCCAGCCCACCCTCCAGCAGCATCGGCCGCCCGGCATTGGCCGCGCCGGAAAAGGCGACCTCCATCTCCCGCTTGACCCGCTCGAACTGCTCGGGGCTCATCACCGACCCGTCGCCCGGATCGTAGACCATCGCGCCCGAAGGCCGCGCCGCATTGTCCAGCAACGCCTTGTTCCACACCGTCGCCGCATTGTGGATCGCCACCGCCCCGGCGGCCGCCCCCACGCAGCCCAGCCCATAATGATCGTCCAGCGGATGCAGCGCCTTCAGGTGCACGATCCCGGTCCTTCCAGCGCCATCCTCGGGCGACAGCCGCGTCACGCTTTCCCCGACGCGATAGAGATAGGCCGCCGGCCATCCCCGCGCATCCGCCTCCACGCCCACCCGCTCGGGCCGCAGCGCATACAGCTCGCCCGGCATCCCGTCCGCCCCCAGGATGATCTGCACATAGGCATTGCCATGCAGCAGCAGATGGCCCGCCACCGTCTCCACCAGCGACTGGCCGGACGAACAACGCGCCACCAGCGCCTTCACCCGCGCCCGAACCTCCTCCGCGACGCCGCCGACGACCAGCGCGGTCCCGCCAGCCCCCTCCGACACCAGCCGCAGCGCCCTCTGCGCCACCGGATTGCCGATCACCCCGGCCCGCACCTGCTGCTCATAGCTGGCCGGCCACTCGCCCAGCGCGACCCCGCCCGAACCCCAGGCACGCGCCAACACCGGCCGCGCCCCGCCGCGCGCCGCCTTCACCCCGAACAATTTCATGGACCCACCCACCGACAAAAAATCCTCCCCCCGGAACGGAGGGAGGATCGTGAAGGTCTGCAGCGCTCAGCCGCCTACCGAAAACCGGACGGGTCTGCCCCGTCCCCGAACTCTCAGGGATTGCGGGCCAATACCCGATCGCAGGCGGAATTGGTCCCCTCGCTCTTCCCGATCACGCGCCCCGCCACGGCGCCCGCCGCACCGGCCAGCAGGGATTCGCCCAGACTGCCGCCGGCCAGCGCGCCGACGCCGGCCCCGCCCGCCGCACCGATCACCGTGCCCTTGTCCCGCCCCTTCTTCGCCTGGAGCAGGCAATAGCGCACATCATCCCGATCGCGCGGCGCGGCCCGCGCCACCCGCGCCCGCTCCTTGCCGTTCAGCGAAGCCGCCAGCACCGGCGAACCCACCAGAGCCAGCCCCGCCGCAGCCATCGTCCATCCGGCCAGTTTCATGACCAATCTCCTTGCAAATCAGACGAAAGGACTACGCAAACACCAGGTCATTGTTCCCCCATTACGAACCGGCAATGTCGGTCGATCATGGCCATAGCGCTCCTGCCTCCGCAGGACCGCGCAGGATCAGGCATCCCCCCAAATCCCCCGCACCCGCGCATCCCCGCGCCGCCCCAGCATCAACTCGGTCAACCCCCACACCAGGGCGTCGGCCCGATCCGGCGACCGCCCCGGCCCCTCATAGCCGCCGCCCAGCATCATCCCGCACATCTGGTCCTCCAGCGCGGGAAAGCCGCCCCGATGCGCCACCCGCCCGGCCTCATAAAGGGCCGCCACCGGCTCGGCCCGCGCCACCTTCCCCCGGCTCGCATGCACCAGCCGCACGGGCAGCCCGGCCTCGGCGGCGCGCAGCACGCTCTCGACCATCGCCCCGCCATTATTCGCCTCGGCCACCACCCGGTCCGCGCCATGCACCAGCGCCGCCGCCGCCACCGCCCGCGCCCAGCCCTCCGGCGTCGCGCCCTCCACCGTCGCATCGGCAATCACATAGGCGCGCCGATCCGCCCCCAGCCCGACGACCACGATCCCGCAGGCATCGCCATGCGCGGAGGCGGGCGGATCGACCGCCACCACCACCCGCGCCAGCCCGCCGCGCACATGCGCCACCCGGCACCGCTCCAGCAGATCGCGGGTCCACAGCGCGCCCTCGACTTCCTCGATCAACTCGCCCTCCAGCTCCTGCCGCCCCAGCCGCGTCCCGCCATAGCTCCGCTCCATCGCCGCCAGGAACCCTTCCGCCAGATGCGCGACATTGTCCGCCGTCCGCCCCCGCGTCACCACCACGTCGCCGCCGTTGCGCGCCACCAGCCCCCGCACCAGGGCGACGGGCCGCGGCGTCGTCGTCGCCAGCACGCGCGGCGCGCCGCCCAGCCGCATCCCCATCATCAGATTGTCCCACACCGCCTCGCCGCCCGCCCATTTGGCGATCTCGTCGGCCCAGCCATGGCTGAACTGCGGGCCGCGCAGCCCCTCCGCCTCCGCCGCGCCGTAAAGCGTGGCGATCGCGCCATTGGGCCAGACCAGCTTGCGCAGCGCCGGCGCGAAGACCGGCCGGTTCCACCAGGGCGCGATGGACAACAGGCCCGACGCCCCCTCCACCATCACCGCCCGCGCCTCGCCCAGCGTCGCGCCGACCAGCGCGATGCGCGCCGCCGGATCGCTCTCCGCGACCGAGCGCACCCACTCCGCCCCGGCCCGCGTCTTGCCGAACCCGCGCCCCGCCATCATCAGCCAGATGCGCCAGTCCCCTTCGGGCGCCAGTTGCTCCGGCCGCGCCAGCCAGCGCCAGTCATGCGCCAGCGCATCGGCCGCCGCCGCGCCCAGCCCGGCCAGCACCCGCTCGCGCGCCGCCTCCGGCAGATGCGCCAGCCGCTCGAAATCCGAAAGGGCCATGCGCCCGCCTCCATTCATCGATTTTCCACGGCGGCCGATTTGGCCGATCAGCCCCACATCCCTATATGCCCGCCATGAGTTCCATCCGCCCCGCCCGCGCCGCCGACGGCGCCCGCCTGCTCGACATCTGGCGCAAGGCCGTCGACGCGACCCATGATTTCCTGACTCCGGCAGACCGCACCGCGATAGAGGCGGAGGTCGCCGCCTTCCTCCCCCACGCGCCCGCCTGGCTCGCCACCGACCCGGACGATCACGCCATCGGCTTCATGCTGATCGACGGCACGCATATGGAGGCGCTGTTCATCGACCCCGCATGGCGCGGCCAGGGGGTCGGGCGCCGCCTGATCGACCACGCCCTGTCGCTCCACCCCACGCTCACCACGGACGTCAACGAACAGAATGCGCAGGCGATCGGCTTCTACGAAGCCATGCGCTTCGCCCGCACCGGCCGCTCCGACCAGGACGGCCAGGGCCGCCCCTACCCCCTGATCCACCTCCGCTACGCCCCCTGACGAGATAGCTGAAACGACCAGTTTTTGTCGTTCTTCGAGCCGCTCTGCGTCCCGAAAACCTGCCGTTGCAGGAATTGCTCGAAAGCCTATGATCAGCAAGCGCTTGGTCTGAGGGAAAATAATGTTTGTTTTTTGGTGGATGGGTCGAGGCTATGTCACCGCGCTAACCATATTTGGCACAATGATGGTTTTTGCGCTCATGCTCCAAATTGCGCAGCCCCTACTACCAGATCAACGATGGTATTGGGGGCTGTCGTTAATTGCAGCGGCTATGGTCAACTGGAAAGCGGGCAGCTATTTTAATCGAAAACGTTTGGCGAAGACACCTAAAAGAAATTTGAAGGAACGGCTACTGTATAAAGCTCCAAATCGCTTTATGTCTGTCCCAATGGAGACGTTTTCGATCGCAATATTTGCCGCCGGTTTAGCCTTGACGATCTATGGTGTCCTATATCCAGATGTCGGATAATCATCTTGCGTTACCCCAAAGCCGACTGCCCGCAAACCACCCTCCATCGGCTTTCCCGGCCTACGAATCGCGTCCAGCTTCCTGTAACCCGCTGGTCCGGCTCGGGATTAGAAAACTGCCCAGCGGCAAGCGACCATTTGTTGCCGCTTGGATCAGTAATTCGGGTTCCCGATTGCCGCCACTAAACGACTTGGCCGTTTGGTAATCGATACGGCACATGCAGAGCAGGATCGGGACTTTCGTGCCACTTTACGAGAAAATCCCAAGCTGCCTTTTCATGTGGGTGCGCCAGCCATCCCAGTTCCTCCCGATTTTTTCGATAGGTTTCGAGTAGCCCAGTTAAGGATTGCGGTATGCGATCAAGCCGGTCCTTGATGAGTCCGACCCACAGGTCAGCCGGAACCGGCAAGCCGTGTTCGACTTGAAAACGGCCCAATACATCGTCGTTCGCTATGTAATAGCCGACGAAGCCTCCCTGAAAAATACCGCTCTCCGTTCCCGGCTTATGTTGGTTCAACCACTGCCGAAGAGCGGGAATGTCGATGCCCACAACACCGAGAAGTCGAAACCCCCAAGGCCTGCGTTGCGCATCGGGATCGAAATAGGACGCGATCTCGCCAGACGATTGTTGCATCCAAACTTTATTCGCACCTTTGAAAAGGCGTTTTTCGAAAAAGCCTTCAGATTGAAAGGCTCGTGACAACTCCGTCCGAAAACTGCGAATGTCCATCGCCTACACCTATTCTACCGAAGCTGAGCTACAGATAGTTTCCTATGCCGACAGCCCAGAATTTCAAATGGATCTTCCGCAATCGGGAGAAATTCCGCCAAAGCCGCCATCCCCCTACCCCCCAAATCCCCTACCCCCCACTCCGCTTCCGCACCTCATCCAGCGCCACCCGCAACCGCTCCACCGCATCCTCGCCATCGGGCCGCTCCACGCTCTCCAGCCGCTGCATCTCCTCCACCTCCTTCTCATGCGCCCTGAACAGCAGCGCCTGGATCATGTGCGGATGCCCCCGCCTGATCTTCCGGCTCTTGACCGCCCCTTCCCCGTCCAGCACGATCTCCTCATCCTCCGTGCCGAACAGCGCCTGCCGCAGCATCAGCGCCCGCAATTCCTCATGCCCGATGCTCAGCGCCTGCTTCCAAGCCCGCGCAAATGCCGGATCGCGCCGCTTCAGATAATAGACGGTCGACAAGTTCCGCCCGACGACCCGCGCCGCCTCGCTGACGTTGCAAGTCAGCGCCAGCGTCTCCAGGAACTTCTGCCGCAGCGCCGGCGTCCAGCCATTCCGGCGCACCGCGCGCATCTGCGGCGCGACGCCCAGCGCCCCCTGCGGCCCATTCTCCAGCGCCAGCACCCGCTCGGGCGCATCGGCCCGCCCGCCGAACCGGCTCCTCTTCCCTTCTCCGTCCGCCACAGCCAATCCCCCGCATGCAAAGCAAAGGGGCCGGCCCTGACGAGGACCAGCCCTTCACCGCCTCATCGGCGACTCACATTTTCCCAATGTCGACCTATGTGCCAGAACAGCGTGACGATGTCAACAAAAATGTTCCATATGGGTTAAAACCTCCTCGCGGTTCACCGCCCTGCATCGTCCCCGCCAGCCACGCTGCGCGTATAATCGATCCTGATCCGAACCCAGCTCCCGACCATCACCTTGCCATTCACCCGCGGCGGCAGCACCAGAAATTGCCACGCAGCCAGCCGAACCGCCTTGGCAAAGCCGGACCCCATGGGCGATTCCCCCAGCGCCTGGCAGTTCTCGACATGGTAATGATCCACCGTCTTGCACGCGACCAGACCCCAGCCGCTTGTCGGCGCATCGGCGGGCAGATAGCCTGCCAGTTCCGCATGGCTCGGCCGCCGGTACCATTCCGCATCGAACAACTGCACGCCCCCCGGCCCCTCGCCCGGCCCCGCCGCCGCCGCGCTGTTGCCCTGCCCCGTCGCGCCGTCGGCCGCGCCCTTCTTCGCCATCCTGCCGATGTCGGCGGACGCCATCTGCTGGCTGTCCAGCACCAGGAACGGCAGCGGCGAGGGCTGCTGCTCGGTCGGCTTCACCACGGGACGGTCGCGCTTGACCACCGGCTGCTGCACCTGCCGCCGCGCCGATTTCTCCTGCTTCTTCTTCTCGCTCTTCTCGGCCTTGCTCTGCGCCTTCTCCGCCTTGGGCGCGGGCGCCATCTCGAACGTCACCGGATTGCGCAGGTCGGGCAGCCGGATCACCGGATCGGGCGCCAGCGTCAGCAACGCCAGCAGCAGCAACCCGTTGAACAGCAGCGCGAGCAGCAA